TTGTTGCATACGAGACATAGCGATGGCTTGGAGCTTTGGTGACGGGTTCGACCTGTATACCGCGGTAACGGATGCTGCTACCGGATATTGGGATACTACGGGCTCGGCAGGACAATTTACTTTTACCGCGGGCCGCTTTGCCGGCAGTCAAGCGGTAAACTCCAGCAGTGCCGTCGTGTATTTAACGAAGAGCAGCGCGACCAACGACGCGGTGCATCATTTCTGCGTCGCCTTCCGGCAAACCGCAGCCATCTCCGGCACGACGCTCGGCATATATTTGCGATTAGACGACGGCGCAACGGCGCAATGCACCGTGGTGTTTCGTTCCGACGGGGCAATCCTGCTGGCGTCCGGTGCGGCCAACGGCACGGTGCTGGCGACGTATACCAACGCATTCCCGGTCACCAACACTTGGTATCAATTCGAGATCGAGGTGGTCATCAATAATACAACGGGGAGCTTTAAAGTACGCAAAAACGGCAACTCCGTCGATGATTTCTCCGCGTCGTCCCTGGACACGCAAAATTCAGCGAATGCTTATGCCAACAAACTGACTGTTGGCATGCAGGGGACGGTTAATAATCATGCGATTGACGACCTGTTCTGGCGCAGTGACGCTTCCTCCGTTGCCTGGATGGGCGACATCAGGTGCTTTACCCGTATGCCGGCGAGCGATGCCAGCGTGCAGTTCTCGCGTACGGCCGGCGCCACGAATGCGTCATGCGTTGATGAGGCGCAACAAAATGCGCTGACCGATTACGTGTTTGATGCCACGGCCGGCCATGCCGATCTTTATAACGTCGCCACCATCGGCTCGACCCCAGCCAGCATCATTGCGGTTACCACCCGCGCTTACATGCAAAAGTCTGACGCTGGTACACGCACCGCAAACGTCGCGCTTAAATCCGGCGCGACCACGGTGAATAGCTCGACGCTGACCCTCACGACATCAGGCTGGCTGTGGGCGTGGCGCATCGATCTGACCGACCCATCAACTGGCGCGGCTTGGACAGCGCCCGGCGTTGATGGCGTGCAAGCCGGCCCGGTCGTCGTTGCGTGACCGACGCCCGCGCCACCCAAGTCGCCGTCGAAGAATGGGGCGCCACCAACCCACCGGCGCGGATCACTCAGGTGGCCATCGAGGAGTGGGCCTCCGTCGCCGTGATGGCGCTGGCTCAGGTTACACAGGTCGCTATTGAGGAGTGGGCCAGCGTGTCGACTGTGACCGCGCCGACCCGACCGCCGCAGTTCGCGGTATCCGTCATCACCTGATGTGGATTACGGCCGCACTCGCCCTGAATATGGTTCTGTTGCACCGGGCCGATGGCGGCGTCGTCGCTATTATGCCATCCCATGTCACCGCCCTGCACGCCAAAGCGCCGCCGCCGCACACCAACAAGCTGTCGCCAGCCGAGACGCACTGCGTGCTGTGGCTGGCCGATGGGAAAATTCTCTCCGTGCTGGAGCCGTGCGACATGGTGAGGAGCCTATTGGAGACAGCGAAATGATTCTAGAAATCCTGTTCGTCGTCGTGATGTTTTTGTGGTTGTTGACCATATTACCATTGCCGCCTATGGCGCCGTTCTCGGCGAGCAACGTGTATTTTGCCTTTGTCGCGGTGCTGCTGCTCGGGCTCTATATCTTCCTTCCCGCGATGCGGTGACCGAGGACGAGGCGCCGGCAAGCAATCAAGACGCTGTGCGCCCGCGCCGGGCCTCCTTTTCCCGCTCAAGACGCTTGATTAACTCGATCGGAGTCGAGAAGAACTTTTCGATCTTTTCGCATTCTTCCAATTTGGCGCGGGTCATCTGGGCAATTGGCGTGTTCCGACACGCGATGTCCATGGCATCGATCAACTCATTCACCTTCGGATCATCTGCGGCCTGTGCCGTGCTTAGGCCGGCGAGACAGGCGACGAGTGCGGCTGATAAAATCCGGTAAGCCATGATCGGACGACCTCCTGTGTGGTCCGGTTGCGGTGAGGCGTCGGGCGGGGATGCACTACCCGCTCGGCGCCGCTTCCCTCTATGGGGCCGGGCCGCCCGCATGTCCATGCGAATAGATGGTTAACCCGTCATATCGCCATCGCCCACGCGAGGCCGGCCAGCAGCAGGCCGACGAGGAACGCATCGATGCGGGTCGTCATCATCGGCCGCCCTCCCGGCGATCGCAATTATACGACGCAATGCAGTCCCAGCCCGGCGGGAAGGCCGAGCCGCGGTCGCAGCGCATGGCCGCCGGCGGGTCGTCAGCCAGCCAGCGGCCGGCGGCGATGGCGTCGTGGGCGGCTTCACACGTCGCGCGGCTGGTGGCGGCGACCGTCTCCTGGCGCTCGGCCGACCACGACAGCAAGAGGATGTGCGGGTCGAAGGCGAGGGCGGCGGCGAGGAGCGGCGCAGCGAAAACCCTGGAAAATTTTACAAGCGCGCTGCGGCTAAGCGATTGAAATCTCGAGCCGCACCGGCCCCTGAAAATCCGTGTGTCGGTGGTTCAACTCCGCCCCTGGGCACCATATTTTTCAAGGACTTGCGGGGTGAGATGCATATCAAAGCGGACCTTGTTTACAAGTGTTTCCAAATCCGAAGTTGTAAACTGTTCCGGTCATGTTCTGTTCACGTTCCAAATCGGCGCTGGATGGCTTCGTAGAAATGGCGATAGTCATCCGGCGTCATGGCGCGAAAGCCGTCACCGTCGCGCAGCAACCACCCGCCGCACATCCCGCATATCCAGACATCGGCGCCTCCAACTCGACTGATTTCGACCTTTGTATGGTTATCAGGAAGTTGAACCCGAAATCTGGTCGGTGGATGGCTGTTGCATGTGCTGGGTTCGGCATCCCCCGCGCCGAACTTCAGTTTCCGTGGTTCCGGCCGCTCCGTGGTCGGTACTGTCTGATAAATGCGTGGTTGCCTTCTCATGATTGTGTCCTCGGGTTGAGCCGGATGATCGCCGCCTCACCCAGCTTTTCGCGATTGGCCTCGGCGGAATAATGCGCCGCCATGATCAGCGTCTTCTGACCCAGCATCGCGGCGATCTCGTGCGGGCTGGCGCCGAGGTCGGCCAGCGTCGTCGCGGCGGTGTGGCGCAGCCCGTGGAAGGTAAGGCGCGGCATCACCGCACCCGCGACCTCCAGCTTGTGGATCAGCTTCCACAACATCGTGCGGAACCCGTCTGGCGTGTAGGGCTGGCCGGCCTGGTTCAGCACGAGCTCGAGATGCTCGACCCCAGTCGCCGGCCGGCAGCTAAGCGCCTCGTCGAGGATGGTCTTCAGCCGCAGCGCCACCGGCAAGCGCACTGGCTCGCCGGTCTTGCCTTGCACCCAGGTCACGCGGGCGCCGTCGTAGTTGAGTCTCGTCGCGCGCAGCACGTCGCCCTCGCGCATACCGAGGAACATCCCCATCGCGATCGCCACCCGGACCCCGCCGGTGGCGGCCTCCAGCACCGCGTCGCACTCGTAAGGCGCCCAGCGCCGGTTGGCCTTCGGCATGCCGTGCGGCCGCTTGATCTTGAGCCGCTTGTCGGCCAGCGGGTTGACGTCGATGAGGCCGTAGAGCGCGCCCCAGTTCAGCACCAGCCGCAGCACCGTGACGGTGTAGTTGGCGAAATGCCGCTTGTGCTTCTTCTCGGCGGCGTTGCGGATCTCCAAGGCATCCTTGACCTTGAAGTTCAGCAGCAGCTTCTGCTCGGCGCCGGGCCGCAGAAAGAGAAAGACCTTTTCGTAGTCGGCGCGGGTGCGCGGCGCCAATCCGCGGAACTCAGGCGCCTCTCGATAGGCGTCGAACAGACCGGCGAGCGTGCCGCGCAGCGGTTTGTCGGCGGCGCGGCGCTTGTCGTTCAGCGCGGCGATCTCGGCCAGAAACTCGGGCGAGCCGATGGGGGCGTCGAGACGGGTCTTCGTCTTGCGGTGATATGCACGGACGACGCCGTTCTTTTGCCGGATCAGTTGGACGCCGGGATAGCTGGCGGGCGGTGTGTTAGGTTTAAGGATAGCCATGTGTCGAGCTTGCTCCTCGATGTGTGGTTCAGGGGCGGCGGGTGTTTGCACCACCCGCCGTTCCCGCTTCATTAACACGGGTTCATTCCAGCGCCTTCGCCCAATCGACCCCGTCGTCGGCCTGCATCTCGGCGATGCCGGATTGCCGGTCGAGCCAGCGGTCGAGCGCGATGCGGTCGTATAGCACCCGGTTGCCGAACAGCTTTAACGGCACCACGCCGACGCGCGCCTCGAAATTCTCGCGGCCGACGCCGCAATATGCGGCAGCCTGATCGGCGGTCAGGAGACGCGGGGTAATGCCCGGCGGCAGCCGCTGGGCGCGTGTGTCGGCTGTGGGGGCAGCCATCGATTCTCTCCGCTGCGAGGGTTGCGTCTGAAGACAACTATGGGCTTCGGTTGCGCTCAACCGCAACACCAATTTGCGCCTGATGCAAACCCGGTCATCGCCGCTCGATCCCCAGATTGGCGCCGAAATGCCGCAATTCGTCGCGTAACTCGGTCGCCAGCCAAAGCGCCATCTCGAGGTCGCCGCGGCGCAAATACTCAGTCAGGCAGCGTGCTTGTCGCTCCATATCCAGCAGTTTGAGCGCGGCGTCGTTGAGCAAAAAGCCATCCGCCATTTCCCCGTTCTCCTCGATTTCGCTGAGGAAATCGGCGCTTCCCGCAAATCTGGGTTACGCTCTGAGCAACAGAATGACGGATGTGCGGGGCCCGGCTCAAACGGGATTTTGGCCAGACTGGGTTGCCAATTGTGCAAAGCTAGAGTTCTTCTGGTTCTTTCGTTGTTACCCCGCGCGGCACCGACGCTGCGTAATGGGCAAATATCTCGGCCAGTTCCTCGGCATTACGCACCACCTGGTCGGATATCTTGCTGGCTTCCTTGATCCGCCGTTCGATCTGATCGAGGCGGGGCACAACCTCGCCACGCAGTTGCGCCAACTCGACCTTCAACCGGCCAATCAGTTGCTGCATTTCAACGACGCCGGTAAAGCCGGGTCCGACCCTGGTGGCGGGCTCTGCCTCTGCGTCAGGTGCGGAAACGAGGCTCGGGGATGTTGTCTCGGGCGGCAACCGGCTGACCAAATCGCCGATCGTGCAGTTGTAGGTCCGCGCCAGGGCGTTGAGCGTCTGCGGCGTCCAAGGAGCGGCGCCCGATTCAAGCCGCGACAGCCGGCCCTTTGACCAACCGTGCAGCCCCTCGACTTGGCTTTGCGTCATGCCATTCGCCTGCCGCCACTCTTTGAAATAAACGGGCGGCAGCTCAGCGTTAGGATCGGTAAAGCGGTGGTTCGCCATGTACCCTGTCCAGCAACTTTTCGCCGGGCACTTTTTTTGCGCTATCGGCAAGGCGCGGGCAAGCGAATTGTATGGTTAATCCGCCAGAGCGGGCCGTTGTCCTATCTTAAAACGAGGCGCGATAATTTGCCGGATCGGCAAATTCGGTATGCGGCGGGCGCCAATCTGGTCGAATCGGGCGCTTGACGGGGTTGCAACTGATGGCAACCATAGGCCCATGCCAGAGCCCGCCGAGTTGCACGACAGACAACCGCGCCACCCGCTGCGGCACTACCGCGACCGGCATAATTTGCGCCTTGCCGACCTTGCCGCACGCGCCGGGATGAGCGCCGCCGGGCTGTCGCGCATCGAAGCCGGCGCCACCGAGTTGCCCGGTTGCGGCGTCATCTTGGCGCTGGCGACTGCGACCCAGCACGAGGTCGGCGAAATCGACATCTTTCGCTGGCATTTCCACGCCGCCACCGGCGCACAAGCCGTCGCCGGCACGATCGGCTACCAGCCGCAGAGAACTCCGCCTCGCGGCAATCCCGTCACGGAGGCGTGCAGCGGGAGTCCGGGCCCATGACCGGCCGCACCCCCGCCTGCGAAGACAGCGGCATCGGCGAGCGCATGCGCGAATTGCAGCGCGACCGCATGGCGGCCATCGCCGGGTGCCAGTGCCCGCCGGACGGCGAGGGCGGCACCACGCACCGGCCCGGCTGCGCGCTGGAGCCGCGGCCGGCGGCCATGCCGTCGCAGATGGAGATGGCGCGCGCGGCCATGCGGCGGGCGCGGGCGCGGCTGCGCACACGGGACGCGGCCGAGCGCTACGTCGAGCACATCGAGCGAGCCATCGCCGAGAAGGCCGCGCGGCATCGCATCAACCCAATCCCCTGGCTTGGTCGCTGGGGTAGCGGCGACTTCCACACATCCCCCTCTGGTGGGGCCGGGAGCCGCCTTGACGTGGGCAGGCTGCCCGACGCCGCCGGGTCGACCAACCCGGCCTCACTGGAGGGACTAAAATGACATTGACGATAGACCCACCCGCACAGCGGACCAGATCAGCAAAAAGCAATGGCGGGGCGGCCTCACCGGACCTGCGCGACCTGCGCGGGCAAGTGCCGCCACTGACAACCGAGGAGATCGCAGCCGCTACGCAGCCGGCTCAAAAGGTTCTGATCTCGCCGCCGCGGTTGCTCACTGCGGCAATCCCTATCCGTTTCGTCAGCCCATACGTTCAGCACGCCTTCTCGCAAAAGGCGCAGCTACAGATGGAGGAAACGCAGCGGGCCGGCACGCAGGCCCGCAGCCGCAAGAACCGTGCGGCACGCGACTTCGAGGCCGGGTATCTCGCGGCGCAGCACCGCAGTCAGGAGGGCTGGCTCGGCATTCCCGCGCCCGCTTTCCGCAACGCGATGATCGACGCTTGCCGCCTCGTCGGATTCAAGATGACGCACGCCAAGCTGACGATCTTCATCCACGCAGATGGCTTCGACGCCAATGACGGCACTCCCCTTGTGCGCATCACCAAGGGTGAGCCCGAAATTCATAAAGGCTGGGGCCGCAACGCCAACGGCGGCGCCGATCTGCGTTGGCGGCCGATGTGGCGCGAATGCGAGGCCGTGCCACGCATCCGTTGGGATGCCGACCAGTTCTCATCAGCTGACGTTCTGAACCTGCTTGCCCGCGCCGGGTTGCAAGTCGGCGTCGGCGAAGGGCGCCCGAATAGCCCGAACAGCAATGGCCTCGGATGGGGCTTGTTCGAGATCGTCAACGCGCTTGTGGAAGGGAGCAATTAAATGAGGCGCGCCAGCACGCGAGTCTCTGAGGAGATCGTCTCGCTGCGGGCCAGTGATGGACGCTGGTATCCGCAGATCATTGTGGATTGGGCGAGGCGCAACCCCGATTCCGCCCTGCACGGGCACTTCCAGTGGGACGTTGGCCGGGCAGCTTACGAGCACTGGCTGTGGCAGGCCCGGCAACTGATTGCGATCCATGTTGTCGATGTCAGCGGCGGCCGGCAGACGATTTCGCTGATCGTAGACCGACCGAAGGGCGGCGGCTATCGCGAGCTTGGCGAGGTTGTCAACAGCGCTGAGATGCGGCGCGACGCCGTAGATCAGGCGATTGCCGAGCTTCGCCGCTGGCGCGAACGATACGGCTTTTTGCAGGCCGATCTCTCGGGCGTGTTCCGCGCTATCGACCGCATACCCGATCCGCTGGCGGCAAAAGATGCCGCCTGACGGCAGCAAAGGCGTGGCAACGACTGGCCCGGCTGGGCGAGCCTGGGCCGGGCAAGGACTGGCGTGGCGCGGATGGGCAGGCCCGGCTTGGATGGGCGTGACATCGCCTGGCCGCGCCCGGTTTGGCAACGCAGGCTCGGCATGGCATCGCCGCGATGGGCAACGTATGGCGGGGCAGGCATGGCAAGGCAGGCGCGGCGACGTTCGGCGCGACCTGGCAACGCGCGACGCGGTGCGGCTTGGCAGGCAAGGCCCGGCAGCGCCCGAACCGGCCCGGCTTGGCACGGTATCGCTTGGCAGGCGCGGCGCGGCAACGCTTGGCGCGGCCGGGCCAGACCGGGCGTGGGCTGGCACGGCACGGCGGGCAGCGCGTGGCTAGGCTTGCTTCGGCGCGGCAAGGTATGGCCGGCGAGGCGTGTCACGGCGTCGCCGGGTGTGGCCTGGCTAGGTCCGGCAGGGCGCGGCTTGGCAGGCCGGGCAAGGCGAGGCGAGACAGCGCGCCTCCCGCCACGGCGCGGTATGGCTGGGCAGGCATGGTTCGTCGCGGCTCGATGTGGCACGGCCGGGCGGCGCCTGGCAAGGCTGGGCAGGCTTCGCATCGCAGCGCTCGGCTGGGACCGGCAAGGCTCGGCTTGGCTCTGCCGGGGCTGGCAATGACGGCGCGCGATTGTATCCCGTTCGATTTCGTGTCCGCTAAAATGAAACGCCGGGCGTTGCCTGCCCGGCGCTTCGGAGGAGAGTGTGATGCGTCCACATCACAAGCTCTCGCTGCGGATTATCGTGATTCTGCGCGTCAGAATCAAGGTGCGCCGCTAGTCGAGGATGGTCAACCCGGTGATTGCCGGGTTGGCCTCCCCCGGAGCCGGCCGTGATCGTAGCCGGCGCAGATCCCGGCGCCGATGGCGCAGTGGCATTCCTTGATGCCGAGACATGCCGCGTGCTGCACATCATCGACATGCCGATGAGTGCCGGCGAGCTGCGCGTGCGCGAACTCGCAACCGATCTCCTGGCCGCGCTCGACGGCCGGCGCTGCGGCCACCTGTGGATCGAGCGCCAACAACCTTTCGCAAAAGCCGGCCGCACTATCGGCGCCACATCAGCATTCAACCTAGGCCAGCGATACATGGCGCTCAAAGCCATTGCCGCATGTCATGGCTGGCCGACCGAAATCATCGCTCCAACAAAATGGAAACGACATTTCGGCATCACCACCGGGTCGGGCAAGGAGTGGTCCCTTTACATAGCCGGACAAGCCATGCCGGAAGACGCGGGTCTCTGGACCGCGCGCCGCGGCTACTGCACCCGCGCCCGCGGTATCGGCCGGGCGGAAGCGGCGCTGATCGGGCTTTATGGAATCCGCTCGTTTAACGCCGTCGCGACGGGGGCCGCCGCATGAGCGACTGGGTTTCTGGATACCGCGCCGCGCTCGCCGACGTTGAGCGGTTGATGCCCGGCCGGGCCGCCAGATGGCCACACGGGCTAACTATGGACGTGGTGGTTCGGCTGCTCGCCGACCTCGACCAGGACGCGCTGGTCATCGAGCGCGAGCAGGACAACCGCATCCGGCGCCGCCGCCTCGCCGCCGCGCGCGAGGCTACGTTGTTTGACGAGCCGCCGACATGAGCGACTACATCCCGTTCGACATCGGCAGTTGGAAGTCAGGGGAGGCCAGAGAGTGTCCCCGCCACGGTAAGCAGTTCGGCGGCCCGGCATTGCAGGTAAGCCCGCGCCCCGGCGAGGTCATCACCCGAAACTACTGCGGCCTCTGTCTGCTGACGGTGCTGCGCGACTGCACCGCGTGGGCGCCATGAGCGCCGACATCCCCGCCGCTGCGGTCGATCAAGTCGCGCGGGCGATCTATGACGCAGCGACGCTGCACTCTTCTTCGGCGGAAGTACGAAAGCGCTGGCCGTGGGAGCGCGCTACAGACCTGCACGACAAGTATCGAGCTATCGCACGCGCCGCCATTGAAGCGATGCCGACGCCATGAGCGCTGACCGCTTTTGCCGGTATTGCGGGAAACCGCTTCAGCGGCACGCGGACGAGGCGCCGAGTAGGTGGCGGCGGCGCCGGTATTGCGGGCGGCTATGCGCGGGAAGCGCGGCCACCAGGCTGAACTATTTTAATCGATCCCCACGCGCGTCAGTGGCGTGGGACGCCCGCGACCAAGTCGACCGCGATCTGATCAATCTCAAGCGGTTGGGCGAGGAGGAGTCGCCATGAGTGCGTCAGACAATCGTGCGTTGGTTGTTGATATACCCAGCGCCGAGCGCGACCTCGCCGAGGCGATCTACGCCGAGCTCATCTCGGCAGAGCACGTCGAGTACGCCCTCGAAGTGTGGCGCGACTCGCTGCTCCTAAAAACTTGGAGCGACGCCGACCGTATGAAGTCGGTGCTCGCCCACATCAGCAGCTCCGCCATCGACGCCGTGCTCACCCGCCGCCTGCGCGAGGCCGCCCGCACCGGGCCGTGGGAGGGCACGCCATGATGTTGCGAACCTTCCCACCCTCTCCTATCTTCCAAGGGCAGCCGGGGAAGCTGCTACACTCCCCCGGCGCCCTGTCCCTACAGGCCGATGCGGACTACAAGCCGCAGCCGCAGCCGTCCGAGGGACAGGAGAAGATGGATTTTCATCCTCTTCTCCTTGGTGAGCCGCAGGGGACCATCCCCCTGCGGCATCCCCAGCATAATCACATCGCCGCCACGGTGCTCGCATGAGCGAGCCGGCGCGCGAGGTCCGCGAAATTGTCTCCACCGGGGATTGGCTCTCGTGGAGGACAAAAGACATCACGGCATCACGTCTGCCGGCTCTCTTTTCATTACATCCCTATCTCAGCCGCGAGCAGCTCGCCGACATCATGCGCGGCACCACCGGCACCGGCACAAGCTCGGTCCCGGACTCGCCCGCCATGCGTCGCGGCCGCATCCTCGAACCCGCCGTCGCCGCGGCGCTCGCCGAGGAACGGCCCGAGCTGCTGATCACGAAAGCCTCGACCTATCACCGCATCCCCGAATGGCGTCTCGGCGCGACGCCGGACTATTTCGCAGAACCGGACGGGCTGGTGCAGTGCAAAACCGTCAGCCCCGAGCAATGGCAGCGCTGGCACGGCAAAGTGCCAATCGCCTACACGATTCAGACGCTCTGCGAACTGATGGTCACCGGCCGCGCCTGGGGCCTCCTGGCGGTGCTCGAAGTTTCCCCCTCCTATCCACTGCACGTCGTGGACGTGCCCCGCCACGAGGCCGCAGAACGCCGCATATTGGATGCCGTGCGGGAGTGGTGGCGCGCCTTCGATGCGGGGGAGATCGCCGGCACCGCACCCAGCGCGGAGCTTGAGGCGGACCTGGACGACGGCTCATTCGTAGACCTTTCGACCGATAACGCCATGCCCGGCATCCTCGCCGAGCGCGCATCGCTGAAAGCCACCACCAGCGACGCCGAAAAGCGGCTGAAAGAACTCGACTACGAAATCAAAAACCGCATGGGCCGCGCTTCGCGGGGATGGCTGCCCGGCTGGAATATCAGCTTTGGCACCCAGCATCGGCGCGAAGTCTTAATTCCAGCAAAGGATATCAGGGTGCTCCGGGTGCGCGCCGTCAGCGAGGACGGCGGCGAGGAGAGCGCGGCGTGAGCGTGCGCATCATCATCGGTGACGCGTTGGAACAGCTCCGGTTGCTGCCGGCCGAGAGCGTGCATTGCTGCGTGACATCGCCGCCGTATTACGGGTTGCGCGATTACGGCTGCGCCGGCCAGATCGGGCTGGAGCCGACCCCCGACGAGTACATCGCTGCGCTGGTCGCGGTGTTCCGCGAAGTGCGCCGGGTGCTGCGGCCGGATGGCACGCTGTGGGTGAATATCGGTGATAGCTACCGGGGCGCCTGCGGCGGGTGGCGCGCAGGCAACCCAGACAAGAACGGCGGAAACAGCAACCGCAACGGCGCCGGTGTCGTTGCCGGCACCAAACCAAAAGACCTGCTCGGCATCCCGTGGATGCTGGCATTCGCGCTGCGCGCCGATGGCTGGTGGCTGCGACAGGACATCATCTGGTCGAAGCCGAACCCGATGCCCGAGAGCGTCACCGACCGATGCACCAAGGCGCACGAGTATATTTTCCTGCTGAGCAAGGGCGCGCGGTATTGGTTCGATGCGGCGGCGATTGCAGAGCCGTGCGTGTGGGGTGATGGACAACGCGTCGTCAATGTGGACACGCCGAAAAACGCGATCATCGGGTTAAATCCAACGCGCGAGTACGGGCATCAATTAGATGGTGGGCGCAACAAGCGCAGCGTCTGGACCGTCGCCAGCGAACCGTTCGCCGAAGCCCACTTCGCCACCTTCCCGCCGGCCCTGATCGAGCCGTGCATCCTGGCCGGCTGCCCGCGGGGCGGCACCGTGCTCGACCCGTTCGGCGGCGCCGGCACCACCGGGCTTGTCGCCGACCGCCTCGGCCGCAATGCCACCCTGATCGAACTCAACCCGCTCTATGCCGGCATGAGCGAACGCCGCATCTACCGCGACGGCCCGCTGTTCGCCGATGTCGCAATCGACCGAATGGAGTTAACCGATGCCGCAGAATGAAGTGACCACACTGCCGCGCGCCGCCGGCACAGTGCCGGTGCAGCACACGACGCAGTTCTCGCCGGATCAGGTGGAGCTGATCAAGCGCACCATCTGCAAAGGCGCCACCGACGACGAGTTGCAGCTGTTCCTGCACTACGCCAGGCGCACCGGGCTCGACCCGTTCAGCCGCCAAATCCATGCCATCAAACGCTACGACCGCGATGCCGGTCGCGAAGTCATGGCGATGCAAACCAGCATCGACGGGCTGCGCCTCATCGCCGAGCGAACCGGCAACTACACCGGGCAGCTCGGGCCGTTTTGGTGCGGCCAGGACGGTGAATGGCACGATGTCTGGCTACCAAAGGAACCACCAGCCGCGGCCCGCGTGGCAGTGCTCTGTCAGCACTTCGCTGAACCCTGCTGGGCCGTAGCCCGCTTCGATAGCTACGCCCAGCGCAAACGCGACGGCGGTCTCATCCGCATGTGGGCAACGATGCCGGATGTCATGCTCGCCAAGTGCGCCGAGGCTTTGGCACTGCGCAAAGCCTTCCCGCAAGAGCTGTCCGGACTGTACAGCGACGACGAAATGGCACAAGCCGATATGCCGATGCGGCAGCGCATCGACACCGCGGTTGACACCACCGCTGACCTCGATCAGTTCGCTGCCGTTACAGGTGAAGCGGAGCCGCCGCCGCCCTATTCCGCGCTGGCTAATGCACGCGAGGCGGCCGAGCGCGGAACCGACGCATTCCGCGCCCACTGGCTCGGTCTGTTACCCTTCGAGCGGGATACCATCCGGCAGCATTTGGACGAGTTCCAACGCACTGCCAAAACCGCCGACGACCCGTTCGGATTGCCACCAGTCGCACCACCAGAACAGCAACAGGCTGAGCCCCCACTAACTCAACCTGACGCTGGGCCGGCG